ATCACCGGAGCCAACGGGGTGCAAGGCATGAACGTTGTTGTACAATCGAACAACTTATCAGACGCTTCGGATATTATCCAAATAAAAGGGATATATTTTAAGGCTAATTAATAGTAAAAGCCCCTCACTTAGAGGGGCTTTGCTTTGCTATCCAAGTATAAGGATATGCTTGAGGTACACTTGGAGGGATGGATACCCGTCTACTAATGCGCTAAAACATTGAAAATCAATGATTCCTGCTCCACGGCGCCGGGCGTTGATGAACCCATTAGAACTGGTTGCGTTATCGAAGAATCCTGCAATTGTTCCCCATAAATTGTTCGCCGGAGGCAAATCATAATACACAACCACATTTCCGCACGGACTAAACCGAGCATCGACATCGGCTAATTCGAAACAAAGCAATAATGTGGTACCTGCCGATAACGGCACTAATTCGGTAGATGTGTAGGTGATGACATCAGTGCTTTCGTTGAGCTCCACGTCAAACCCTGGTAGCTTTTTTACACCCGAGCTACCCGTGATTAACTTATCTGTTCCAAAAAGGCATCTTTGAGGCGCTCAAATCTGGTGGTACGACTTGGTCCGATACCGTTCAAAGTGGCGACACTACGAGACGAGATCATGTCTACGTCTACATCCTTGTAGTCGTTGTACCAAACACGATCCCGTATGATTAAGTAGCGCAACTCCCTTGCTTCCGGGTCAGCGCTTCGATCCAGCCAATCGCACATTGCGGCCAACGATATAGGGCTTCCGTTCAGGTAAGACCTCTCATACGCTTCGACCAAGAATCTCGCCCTCTCGTATGACGGGATAGACGGAGGTCCGAACACTCCAATTTCGGCGTACAAATCTTTGTAGAAGAGGAATCTGTGGTACTCAAACATCGTGACAATATTAACCCCGGCCTTTCCCGTAGCGGCCAGCCAGATGGGATCAATCAGTATCAGCGGGATGTTTTCGAGTCGTTTGACCAGTTCCGGATCGCACATACACTCAATCGTGAGCCTGCATCCCGGCGGCGACTGATTTTCGAACCACTTTGCAAAGTCGCCGAAGGTGTGGTGGTCGTGCTCCTTCCACTTGGCCTGAGCGAAGTCGATCTCTCTGTTGAGGTCTCGATTTTTGAACGCCCGTAAATAATCACTGCTTTTCATTGCTATTTGGTTTTAAATGAAGGAGGGACCCGAAGGCCCCTCCCCTTGTTCTACTTCACGGCGTCCTTCACCGCAGGCGAGAACTTGAACGAGACTCGGTTCTGGGCCGGGATCGTGACCGACTTCCCTCGGCTCATGTCGTAGCCCTTACGCGCGGGGCATGCCTTCACGCTGAACGTTCCGAAGCCCCTGAGGGAGACTTTCTCCCCGTTCTTGAGGGCCTCGACGATCTTGTCCATGAACGTCTCACACACCTTGTTCACGACGGTCTTGGTGATGCCCGTCTCTTCGGCGATCTTCGCCATCAATTCGATTTTCTGCATTTTCGTTTTGATTTTTAAGTTGATAGAGTTTTTCTTCAAGGGCCTCTATTTTACCCATGCAGTAGTATATCAGGGCTCCCATTACGATTATAATGGATAGCCATAGTTCATCTAATTGCATGCTTGATAATGACTTGTACGGGCGTAGAGCCCACATAATCTTCGTATTTGAGCGTGCTCGGGTCGATCTGTCCGCCGGGACGAAGGACTCCGTACATGCGAACCTTCTGGATCATCATGCCCCCAATAAGTTCGTTTAAACGCTGTCTTATCCGATCCTCCAGTTCCCGGTACGCCGGATCGGTCTCGATCATCGCGCTACGGGTCTCCCTTGCGTTGATGACCGCGCACCTCGTTCGGTTGATGTACGCTCCGATCTGCTCGTCCTTGATGCCCGGAACGATCTCTTGGAGTATCTGGATGATAGCGTATCGCGCGAAGAACCGCTCGGTCGTTCGGCGCTTATCGCGTACATCCGACATCCGGAGGTCGCACTCGATCTGGACGGCCCGGTCAAGGCAGATCACCTTCTCATTTTCCTCCAGCCTCATAGTGGTCAAAGTGGATGTAGGGGAGTTGATTCGGCAGGAACTTCCATGCCGAGCGCGGAAGCGTGAACTTCGCAAGCCCCGCGGCCATAGCCAAGATCAGGAACTTCTCCATGACCATCGGCTCTCCGGTCCACATCGTACCGTCGCGGCGCGTTGCGAGGAGCGAGAACGGCCCGGAGAGATCGAAGAACTCGTCGGGGAGATCGTCGATCATCTTCCCGACCTCGGGAAGATGTTTCTGGAACTTCTTGCGGTAGATGAACTGGATTCCACTGATGGAGTCCACGATGATGTCCGGACCCTTCGGCTTCTCGCCGATAGGGTAGGCGCATTCGGCGAACAATTCGTTCACCCGGTCGTATTCGAGATTATACATAGCGATTGAATGATAAGTGATCGAGAGAAACTCCACCGACGACGTTTTCCACGCGAACAACCCAGTCGCCAGACCCAAGTTGCCACGGCATGCCGCGGAACTTGGTCTTGACTGGCTCGCTGTGATCACTGTCGGAGATGTAGTGGTAGTAGTAAACGTCGCCGCCGGGCACTACCTCCTCCGGCCGTATGCCGAATTTCTTACTGCACATTGTCGCTGACTCTTTTGAACTCAGACGCAAGAATCTCTTCGAAGTCGGTCAGGTCGCCGATCCAGCCGAAGTCAACGCACACGACCATCTCCTTGGCCTTGTTATCGTGAGCAAAACCGGGGGTGAATATCTTCGTTTCGATACCCACAGCCGAGGATAGCTCGTGTTTGTACACCGTCGGAATCGTTTCGAGTTCGGTCTTGATGCGTTTATACTCAGGGCTCTTGGTGTCGAGTTTGTAGTGGTTCTCGCCCCGAACCTTTTTCCAGCCGATCTTCGCTTCCTCCGAAGTAAACGTTACCGGGAGAATATTCGGGCTGTAAAACACCCCGCCAAAATGTTTGTAGGTGGCGACGCCGAGCTTAGTCAGCACTTTTTTCTGGATTTCGAAGACGCGATCCCGCTTTTCTTCGAACTCAAGTACCCGCTTCCACGTCGGAGAGCCGGGCTTTACTTTGTAGTAGATGTCCATAATTTTACTTTTTTTTGATAACTTCTTCTTTGTTCTTGGCTTTGTTAAAATTGGTCGTTCTATCTACCCAAAAACAATAGCTTTCGCTAAAATATGTGATGCAAAGTTAGAAAAAAAGGCGGGAAATTCAAAGTTAAATGTTTAACTTTGTACCATTGCTTTGGTTACTTGACGGAGAGGATTGAGGACTTGTCCTCAACGTCGAGGGCTCTAAATATAAATTATATGAGTAAAATCAAAGCCACAGTGAGGATCAGGACCACTAAGAATGGTACTGTTCATGTTCACTATACTGTTAAAAAGCCCGGGTCGGTTACGACTGGTGGCAAAATTTTTCGTTAACAGTTGAGAACACTCACGTCCGAAGGGAGTGAAGCACAGTAGCTCCCTTCGGTTTCTTTCCCGCCTTATGCTATTTTGACTTGTTGTTGGAGTAAACCTTAACACTCCCCGTTTTGTTGGGGTTATACTCCAATGCCTTCTTAATCAATGCCTCAAACTTCTTGGGTTTGGGCTGTTTTGGGGTCTTCTTAGTTGCCATATACGAGTTCGCGGTATCTGGTTCGGTGTTCTATGTTACAAAGAAACGAATAAAATCCGATACTTGGATGCTTTCGAAGATTATATCGCCATACAAACTCGTCCACATACCTTTGCAAGTGCTTTCGGCTGGTCATCTGATACACGCCGATAATTCCTCGCTTCAAGATACCCCAAAAGTGTTACCCTTACATAACAGTTGATGCTATTTTTCATAGCTCTCCTATCGTTTTAGCGATGTCTACAACATCACCGAGATTATCTTTGGCCGTTTTGAGCCCGTAATGAGCGATAACGCCCGCCAGCAGGATAGCCGTTCCGATTCGGAAGTCGTACCCGTCGTTCGCCCACTCCTTGGTCTCGTTTAGTTCCTCTTCGGTCTTGATCTGGGCGACCGGGACCGGGTTCGGGTAGCCTTCCAACGCCACGAATACCGGACTGATGTTCGCCTCGACTACATACCAGCGCTTGTTCTTGGTCCAGAACACCGTCTGGCCGATCTTGAATTTACTCTGCATCGTTGTATTCTAATACTCGTTTGACTGCAATTTTATGCCACTTTCCGCCGCGCGGCCGTTCGATTTCCACCTCGTTGAAGTGGTCGGCGATCTCGGCCAGCGACCAGCCCTTGCGCTGTAACGCGAGGGCGTACTTCTTTGCTTCGACCATGCGCGGGTCCACAACCCGGTTCTCGGCGATCCGCTCCATCCGGCGAGCCAGTTGATCCGGAGACATCGGCCCCCGCTGGGGTCGCGGATTCCCGAGCCGTGTTACCCGGCGCCCGGCCTTGGAAATAAAGAAGCCCTGCTCCTTGAGTTGCTTCTTCCGGACGCCGAGTGCTGATTTCGTTCGGCCCGAGATAAGTTCGCGCTCTGTCTGAGCCAAGCCGATGGCGAGGCAAAAGGTGATCGTTGTCGCCTCGGGGTAGTCTATCGCCAGCAGATCGACCCCCGTGTTGCGCAAATACAGCGCGTACTCCGCATCACGGGAGAGTCGATCCAGTTTGGCGACGATCAACGTTGCACCTTCACGCGCGGCTAATTCCATCGCGCGACGAAGGCCCGGTCGGTTCCGATCCTTTCCACTGCGAATGTCACGGAACTCGCCGATATTCTGCCCGTGTGTGCGGGCAATATATTCGCGGCACTGATCGAGTTGGGCTTCCAAACCGAGGCCGGATCGCCCCTGCTCTTCGGTGCTCACGCGAGTGTAGATGCAATACTTTTTCATGTGTTATAAATATGGTTTACAACATAGGGAAGGCACTCCTCGAATGACTGCATTTCGGCGCATTTGTCGTCTTTGTGGGGGCAACCGAGGCATTTCCCTTTCTGGGCGTAATCCTCCATCACAATGCGCCGGAAATCCTCTTGCGTGAGGCCATCGTCGTAATCAGCATCCATGACTACCATCAGGCATGTGAGGTGTGCCTTCCATGTGTATATCTCACCGTTGTCCTTGATGGTTTGGATGTTGTATTTCTCCCCCTTGCGAATCTTTTGGGAGCAGAAGTTACAGATATGTTCCTTCCGTGCGACGACGGTGTTATCAGCAAGCACTTCCATCCTTCTCTCTGGTTACGGCTTGCATCGCCGCGATCTTCATGCCGTTGATCTTTTGGTGTTGCATTCCGAGTTCGATTCCGATGATAATGAGTAGTTGATCTCGGCGGTTCGGCTTCACTCTGATATTCTTCTCCAAAACGCCCAGAATGATCTCGGAGGCTTCGGTCATAAGCGCGATGCGGTTGTTTTTCTTCTCGAAGGCTTTTTTCGCCTCCTCTATTTCGTTCCACATCTCCGCCCACTTATCCTCGTCGAAGTAGTCGCCGAGCATGGCCTCAACGAAGTTCATGTTCTTGTGATCCCAGCGTGCCGGAGCAAGCCAGTCGAAATTCTTGTTCATGTTATTCGATGATTTTGATTAATGCCACCGAGGCGGATTGACTGGTAATACCCGTGATCCGGGCCTGACACTTGGTGCCGTAGGGGACGTAGGCGAGGCCATCCGGCAGGCAGGTGATGCGGGCGATGGTACCGTTCGGGAGTTCCGCCATAGGCCACTTCTTCGTATCGTCGAAGGGGTTCTGGATGGCCGTGACGAGAATCTCGGAGCCGACGCGGTACGGCCCGTCGCCGGAGTCTCCCTCAAACTCGTGCGAGCCCATAACCGAGGGTGCGGCGGGGGGGGGTGGTACTTTTTTCTCTTTGCGTAGCCGAAGAATGTTCTGGCCCATTGCGATGTTGACGAAATAGCCAGCCTTTTTCGCGTTGTCGAAATCTCTGATGAACCACCAGATGCCCAGTACCCGGACGTAGGCGGCCCATTTACCATTGTGAAGTCTTCTCTCGAATTTCATCGTCTAAGATATTTTTAATGTATTTGGGAAACTTTTTCTTGTAGGGAGAATCCCATGCCCCTTCTGTTATCGTTACTTCGTAGCCTTTATCTCCCCGGTGTACTGCAAAAGACTTGTCGCCTCTGCATACATACCATTTTTTGTTGAGGTCATACCCGAGTTCTACGCATACGACGCTGATCTCGTCTCGCCTGAACTTTAGGTCCTGAATACCGTACATTGAATTGCATCTCAGTACTATATTTGCAGGCCCGACAGAAATCAATTCGCCCGAATATGGGGTCGAGCGCTCGTTCACCATGATTCGCTTTCCTAAAAATCGTTTCATGCCATTAACTTATTAAGCATTAGCGGCTCAGTTGCGCGGAGCCGTACCGCGGTTACTTGTGTTTGTGACGTTCCGAGGCGCAATACGCCCCGATGACATACCTGCCCATAGCGATATAGCTTTTCGATCTGGACATCGGTGAGAGTTTTGCCGTAGAACGATCCTGAGAACAGAATCCAGTCGTGGTGTACCTTCACCCAGCCGTTCTCCTCCAGCCAGCGATCCGGGTTCCGCATCTCTTTGACCGGAATCTTTTTGGACGCGAGCAACCGTTCGGCGATGTTGAGGTGGAGCAGGTTTCCCGTGCTCCCGTTGAGGCCGTAGAAGTCGCCATCGGGCGACAGCCATCCGGCGTCGTACCCCTCCGTGATCTCCACGGGCTTTAACTCCGTTTTGTGGTACTCTTCTATCTTCATCTCGTTCTCCATATACTCCGACAGCCGTTGCTTCTGGAAATCCTGCTTCCGAATCGAGGCTTCCACCTCCGGGTCGGAGCACATAAGGGAATCGAGGATCGTGTGCATGCTGAGAACGGGGTCGGGAAGGATCACTCGGGACGTGTTCAGTGCGTCGCACATCCATACGATAACCTCGTACACTTCGCTAACCTTCACGAAGAAGTTGGTCGCCCCCTCTACCGCCCCCTTGATCTGTTCGACTACATCGGAGTGCGGGTTGTCGAGAAGGCCCGCGTCCTTGTCGCCGGAGAGGTAGCTGACAAGTTCCGGGTATCGCACCGTGAACTCAAACTTGCCGCCAGCGTCCGCGATCTCCTGCCGAATACCCTCAAGGCTTTTCACCCACCCCTTCGCTTCCTCCTCCAGATGGATGCGCTGTTCTCTGATCCAGTCGTTGAATTTTCCTCCAGCACCGGGCGACCCCAGAACTTCCTGCGTCGCCTCGTCTTCGCCGAGGATGATCTTGCCGTCCAAAATATCGACAGCCATACCCTCGGTGCATCCCGGCAATGATTTGGTGATAAGTTCGACGGCATCCCTCGGGCTGAGTTTTTCCGTCAACTTCTCCCACGCAATCCGCTGGAGCATCTGGCCGAAGCCCTTACCTATCGTGAATGTTAATCTTCCTTCCATGACGCAAAGATAAATGTTTAATTTTTAATTTGCAAGTTAAAACTCCCTTATTATAATACCTTTTGTACGTTTGTCCTCGGGGTCAACAGTAAATGACACTGTATCATCTACTTCCATTTTGACCAACTCGTTCATGTTGTCGTATAGGTATGATTCGAGGAGTTTTGAGTACTTGTCGTTCGTTTCGAGGCAATCCATCGGTGTGAACTCGCACGATGCCATTCCGACGCCGGGCTGATACCATAGCGCCCGGTACCTTCGAACTTTCAGTTTCGCGCACAGCACCTCTCCCTTGACCGGAGCCTCGGGCCGGAGCGGGAAGGCGATAAACCCTTCGATTTGCGCCCCTTGTGATCCATCTAACCTGATTCCGATTTTCTCCTTAAACTGGTGATACTCAAAAGGAGCAAAATCGACTCCGACGCTTATGCCGTCTTTGACACCGGAAAACTCAATCGTATATAATCCGTCACTTATTTCCAGCAGACAGTCGAGGTTCAAAACCACCATGTACCCGTCAGCGAAGAGACGGATCGTGTCTCGTTCGCTGTGGTGGTAATATACGGGTGTTAAATGCTCGATGAACATGGCTATGATACTCTTACGACAACGCCTTTGTGTCGGTCATCATCCCGGTTGAAGGACATGAAGTGCGTATCGTTGATCTCCAATTTGATGATCTCGTCGATCTCGTCGGCCAGCGCATATTTGAACTCGTAATCGCTGTCGCTAACTTCGTCGCCCAAAGTGAATTTGTGCTCTGAGAAGGACATCGAGTCTGCGTCCCACCACTTCGCCACGAAGCGGCGGCTGAGCAGTTCGTTGTTGTTGATGTAGCTTAAAAACGTTGCCATAATTTACTCGATTCTTGTGATGTAACCGACCGTCCGGTTATCATCGGGGTTATACATAAAGGTGATGCCGCCTCCGGGCAACATGTAGATCAGTTCGTCGACGTGGGTCTCGATGTACTTGCGCATCATCGGGTCTTCGCACGGGTTCGATAGCTTGAACTCGTACCTCACATTGGCCCGTTCCTTCGGGTCGTTGTAGTAGGCGACGAATATTCTCTCTTCGACAACAGTCTCGATGATGGATTTCTGCACCGAAAACTCTTTTCGCACCTTGATCGTTCCGATCTCGTTATTTCCGATGGTGGTGATTGTGGCGCTATCGTTGCCGCACAGCCGAACCCAGCCGTTCAGCGGTCTGGTTTTGGCGAACTCGATCTTTCCAACCACGGCCCAAAGTTCTCCGGACTGGTTGAACCCCAGCAAGCGGTCGGGCCTGCTGGGATGGAAGTGCATGATTACTCTGTTGAATTTCATTGTCTCACCTTTTTAAATGGTCCTTGTTCGTTTTCTACATGGTCGATTCAAAACCGTATCTCCTTCGATCTTGTTCACCCGTAAGACAACCTCCTCGGGCAAGTACATATAAGTGTCTCCTACTTTCATAGTTATCCTCGTTTAAACGATCCGTTTTCTTTTTCGAGTTCCTCCTCGACAAATTTCACCGGAAAGGGGTAGCGTCCGTGATCCGCCATATACCCGGACATGCTCCTGCACTCCGGGTCTTCGGGTCTCAAGTACGCCGTAAAATCCCCTTTTCGTTCATCCACGATCTCTTCGACCCGGAGCCGGGTGTTGGTGATAGTATGAATATAGATGTCTCCGATTTTCATTTTTTTCCGTCGTAGTTGTTAAATAGTTCGGCGCCGAAGGTCAGGAAGGCGGCCACATAGATTAATACTGTAAGCATATATTTAGAATTTTATTGTCCAGATGTCGAGGTCTTCCGAGCAGTAGGTATGCCGCATCTTGCCACCCAAAAATTCCACGGCCTCCATATAGGGACCCGTCCCGATGGCTCCCTGCCAGTAGCGGCCATAGTCGCTGATGCAAATGGCACACGGGACTCCTACCCACCTGCCTTTATCACGCGAGGTGTAGTACGGCCCCATTTTCTCCGCCCGCCGCCGAACCTTGGCCGGGGTCAGTCGCCAGATCATGCCCTTGAAGAAGGCATTGAAGACGTAGGAGAGGGCCTGCGAACGCTTGTCGTAACCGCAACCGCTCACAACTGGGGAGGTGTAGTGGTGCCACTCTCCGTTCTCGGTCTCTACCTGCGCCGAGGCGGTGCAGGTCGATCCCCATGTGCGGTTTTTTCGCCATCTTACGACGATTTCAGCGCACTTCACGTTCATCTGGGACTTCTCCTCATTTTCTTTCTCTTTACGGCTCAAATCGGCCTTAAATTTGTCTATCGCGGCCCGGATCACCGTGTCGCTCTTGATTCCGGTAAGTTTGCGGACGCTGGGGACCGTCAGTCGGCGGCCCTCGATGTTCAGCGTCTTGATCGCTTGATTCAGTGTCATAGTTTTGTCAGTTTAAATGTGTAGTACTTGTCGAAGGTCACGGTCGCGGTGTGGCCTTCAATGCTCAGTTCGTAATGATGCGATACTTCGCCATATTGCATGGCCTCCTCGTAGTCTTTTGCTATCACGGGACCGGGAAGTATTCGTTGGCGGCAGAAGTAGTCCAGATACCGTTGCCACGCAATCTCGGGCGGGAACTTGTCCGGACTTTGGATGGCAAGGTTCGAAAGAAAACCCTCGTAATTGTTACCCCACGTCTTGCCGAAGATAGGAGTGTCCGTTCTCGGGTTCACCGCCGTGAAGCCTTCCAGTTTCCAGCCCGGAATGGTTAGGTATCGGTCGATGATTCTGTACCCTTGCCAGACTTCTACACGCTTGCAGAAGTCCACGTTCGTCCGCCGCTCGATGATTCGTTTCATCGCCGTTCGTATTTCGGGAACCGCCCGGCGTGCGTGATGATGTAGGGGACGTTGATGTCCTCGATCACGTCGAACTTCACCCAAGTCCGCAGGTTTTTGCCGAGCCAGTAGACCCGTGCCCGCTTCTTCTCGTTGTCGATCTCCACGACCTCTCCGATCCGGCCGACAACATAATCCCCCTTACTCCGGACAACTTTCTGTCCGATCTCTACATGTTGCATAGTATTGAATTTAAAATTTCGTTTGCTTCTTTCTCCTCCGCCGCTCGTACAGCGGCGCGGTATTCGGGCCATTTCCGGTCGGCGAAGTCCTGCACGGTCTCCGCCACCTTGTCGATGCCCTTGTAAATTTCCTTCGTCTTGTTGAGGCCCACCCGGTTCCCGAAACACTTGAAGCACTTCATCTGTAAGTCTTGCGTGTTTCTAAATGACGGGATGTACTCCTCGATGTGTCGCTCGTCCCCTACCTCGACGTAGCCGAATCGGTCGCCGTCGCGGTAGAAGTGCAGGAACTTGAAACGCCAGTTGTAGTTGCTTGCTCGGATGTCGGTGCACTCGTCCGGCAATATGATGAACCTTTTCATGGCATAAGAAAGTTTGCCGCGAGGATCATTTCCTCCGGGATGTAGCGGTCGCCGTTATCCTTCAAAAACGCCTCGACGGCCGCCTCTTCGATCTCGGAGTGCTCCCACGATTCGGAGCGGTATATTTTAAGTCTCAGTGGAATATACTCACCTTGTTTGGTCTGTTCCCGGTTGATATACCGGGTGTATTTGTCGTCCACGTCCTTGACCCGGAGACGCTCGAAACGCTTCTCGATCTTGTTGTGCCGCATGAAGGTGATACGGTGGGAGTCTACACACGTCCACGACCCGAGATCGGGCCGGAACTTGTAGCAGAACCATCCGGTAGGCTCTTTGAAGACCTCTACCTTTGCGTTCGCTCGTTTCGCCACCGCGACCGCATAGGGAACCCACGAAGCCCCCTTGCAGGTCACGAAATGTTCCGTCGCCGCGTACACTTCGATACCGACGCGCCGCATTTGTTCGACTATGAACTCCTGCTCGTTTTTAGAAAATATCATCGTAATATATTTTGAGTTTGTTGCCGCCCTTGTTCGTCATGCTGGGGAACACGGCCGCAAGTATCGTTATCTGACTGGTTTTCGGTGCCTCTTTGAGTTCGTACACAAGGTTCACATTTTCGTCCGTGTCTACCTCGATGCAGGGGGTCGGGATGTCTTCGTCGCCCAAAACGCGGCTCAATATTTCAGTGACTACCCTCTCGTACCTCGCTACTCTTTCTATCCGGGCCATTACTTTATTCGCAACCTCGGAAAAGGATTTTGTGTTCATACCCTTTGAATTTGGCCGAGGCTGACAATATATTGTATGTCGCAGATCGGCGTGATAAGTTCGTAAATCGGTTCATGCCAGTTATTTCCGGTTCCGTAGAAGCCGTTGAAGGTGAACCGGGCCCCGTGCATCTTTGCCCACTCCAACGCCTTCACCTCCGGATTCAAAAAGGGGTTGTTCTTGCGCTCGGCACCCCGCGGGGTCCGGTACTTGTCCCACAACCACGCGAACCCCTTTTGCGCTTGGTCGTAGCTAACCGGGATCGGGTTCTCGATTTGGATTCGCTCACCCCGGTTGCGCCTCCGTTTCAGGAGCAAAATTTCGTTTTCGTTGATCCAGCCCCGCGCCTCGGCGGCGGCAATAATCTTCTCACTCGTCTGTTTCATCGTTCAGTTCGTTGTTAAGGTCTATTAATTCTTTGAATGTCTTGAGGTTGTCGAGGACCCAATCCCCGATCTCGCTCCACCTCGTTGGTCTCGTATTTAGCTATCTTTTTTATAGATGTCGTTGTAAAGTTCATCGATCAACAAATCCAGTCCGTACACTTGGAAGACAAAACCCCCGCCGAAGACCCGGCCGCGGTACCGCCTCCCTCCGTGCTTGTTCGCCATGCGGCGGGCCGAGTCCATTTTATCGCAATGGTCGCCGGGGTGATCCTCGTGGACCAGATCGAGGAAGTGGATAATAAAGCGCGGGTTCCCGTAAACGTCGCGCGTCGTGTATATGCCACCGCTCTTAACGGTCCGGCGATATTCTTCCCGTGTCATGTTTTTCCGCTCTTATTTCTAAACCGCTCCGGTAAATCGTTTCCTCGCCTTCTGCCATTCGGTAGTCGGCGGCTCCTACTTGCGTACCGTTCACAAAATAGGAGACATAGCCGTGCCCGGTGCGGGCCTTCAAATCGCTTACGGCCTCGCGGATGCTTGTGTACGCCTTCATAGTACCACCATATATCCGAGCCGGGTTCGAATCCAACCGCGCTGGCTCTTAGGCGCGGCGGCCAAAATATCCTTCATGTCTTGTTCGTCGATCCGGACAACCCCGTTCACGATCGGTTTCCCCGCCGCCCGGTCGAAGATCCGGTACTTCTTCGGGTCCACCGTGATGACATAGTTCCCGGTGTCGATGGTGAAGTGATCGCGCCCGAACTCCAGCGCGTCGCGGCCGAAGTCCGCCTGCCAGCGGCTTTTACCGATGTCGTATACAAATACCATTTTCGTAAAATTCAAGTTCGTTATTATCCGCGAAGTCCGCGAAATATTCTTGGCTTTCCGCATATTTGACGTCTTCACAGCACGCCGAGAAAAACGCCTCTAAACACTCCTCGATGACGTTGCCGAAAACCTTGCCTTCGGTCGGTTGTTTGGCCGGGCCGAGGATCACGTCGTCCAAATAAAACCCGGTCGGCTCGAAGAGGGAAAGGCGGTGCCGGATATACCCGTCCAGTTCCGGCTTTCTGATCTCTTTGATCTCCGGGTCTGCGTCCCAGTAGAACGCATAGTGGTAGGCGTTGTATGTGTACTCCGTCACCTCGATTCCGAAGGCAGTACAGAATGCCTCCAACGTGCGGCGGTTGTCGGCCTCGAACGCATAGTCGGGTTCCCACGCCTTGTAAGCCGTGGCCTTCGCCTCCTCCGAAAGTTCGGAGTAGCTGCAAATAGTTACCGTTTCAGTGTGCATTGTTTCGCTTCTTTGAAGGTCATAAAGATAACCGTTTTTTGATTGCTTTCCTTAATTCGACCTTGTTTTTCGCCTCTATTCGGTCAAAAAACCCGTCCAAATCCTTAATATAGGCGGACGTGTCGAGGTGGCGCCCGATAACGTGCGGCCCTAATTTCACTTTCCAGTCGCGCGTTAACACAGCCCGGTAATACACCGCCGGAAGACGGTACATTACCTTCAAGCCGTTCAACTCAGCCAAAGCCGCCGAAGTCAGTAGGTAGTATTCGCCCGTCTTTGGGTCGATACAAAGCCAGTACCCGACGCGACGATCCCGCCACGCCTTCACACCCTTCGTTACCGCGTTTTTCAGTGTCATAGAAAATACTCGTTTAATACCCGCGCGCAATCCTCCGGGCTTTCTATGACCTCAGCCGCACCGCCGCCCGGAAAATAGACGGCGGTCCCGGCTTCGATATTACGATCCACGCGACCGGGAACGCGCCCCGTTTCGCAAAGTGCCGACATGTAATTAGTTACAAGATTGACCACTTTTTTCATTCCCTTGTCCATAGCTACACAAATTTTACTTGTCCGTTATACTCAAGCGTTACCGCCTCTTGCTTCATCTCGTCGCGGATTTCGGTTGCCAGCGTGTACACCTCTTCGAAGTGCTCCCCGAAGGATTCCGGGGTGCAAAAAGCGTATACAATAGTCACGTTTTCGACCACAAGCGCACCCGAATTCGACACCCAACCCCCGACGGCCGGGGTTGAGGTACAGCCCCCGAACCACTCAGAAAATTTAGTCATTACTTTGTTTACGAACTTTTTATTATCGGTCGGAACATTAACGTCCGTGGTGCTGGGAACATAAATTGCGACCTTTGCGTTAAGGTCAAATTTGAAATTTTTCATAATTCACTGGTTACGATTAATGACATAATAAGAGCCCCTATAAAGCAAGCCCAAAAAAAGACTTCAGCGGCCCGGCGGCTATTCCATTTCATACCCAAAATATTAGTGATTAGAGGTCCGGCGCGGTAAGCGAACCGCAGGCGTTGCCGCCTCAATTCTGAATTAATCCGGACTAAATATTACAACCTCTTTCGCTCTCCGGACGCGGGTTGTTTGCGTCCTTTCTTGCCCCCGTGACTGGTGTATGCCTATGCGGGTATCTATCGCGGTAGTCTGTATTCCAGTTCCGCGGCCCTTTCGTACAATTACACGCGGGCAACGCTCGGGTTTATTCGGGTCCCTATCCCTACCGGGCCTTTTCTGTCGTAACGTGACGGGTGCGGCGCGGTTTCCTCCGTTGGTTTGTTTCGGCTTTCCGTGTGCATCATGTGCGGGCCGGGAATGTGCAGGGCGGCAAGGGCTTCGATAGTGTTAGTATCGCGGTTTAGCGAAATGCCGTTTTCAATTCCTCGTGTGTTGCGGATGCGTGCCCGGCGTGCCTAAGAACTAAGGCGGGACCGGAGCGAGGCGGGCGGAAAGTCTTTGAAAGAACGTGCAACGCCTTTGGGTGGGTTGCTGGTGCAAAGATAAAACGCGATTTTCAAATATGCAAGAGCACTTAGTAAAAATAATCCAAATGGAACAACATTAGGCAAAAAATCTGATCGCGGCCCGGATTTTGGCGACAAAATGAACAATATCTGTGGCCTTGTGTGTTTAGGGGTGGCAAAGTACTGATTTTAGGCAGGGTTCAATACTTGAACATGCCCTATTTCGCACGGAAACGCCCCAAATTTCGACGATCTCCCAAAGACGGGCAACTATACCACCCCGGAGGAGATCGGAGAAATGCGTGAATTACAGCAAGTTACAACAACGGTCCCGGATGCGGCAAAAAGATGCCGATTTTATCGCGTTGAACTTTTGAACGGGGGCAAGTACCGGACGTGGGGGGAAGTGCCGCCAGATCGCCGGAAACGGGGCAAAAACGGTATGCGTCGCGAGGGCGGCGAAGCGGGGGATATAAGGAGTAAACAAAAACGACCAAAAGCGGAAAGGGTTGTTTAAAAGTGTTCTATATGTCGCATTTTTCGGGATGATGCCGCAAAAATGGAAACATAGCGAAAGCGGGTGATTTTAGGCTATTTGCGGCGCGTGGTGCTTTCTATTTACGGCGGATAAGTTACGTTTTGTAACTTTTTATATACCAAAATGTAACAAATCGAAAGCAATAATATATTGCAAAAAGTGTATAAAATATAGCAAATTTAGACAAACCTCTGAGAATCAAGGAGTTATTCGTAACTCCTTGATTATCAAGGCTTTAGAGGGGGTCAAAATGGCCGTTTTCACCGTTTTGCATTTGTTTTCAAGGGTTTGCAAAATACGCCATAAATTCAACCTAACTAACGTTATGTAAATTGTAACGGCTCTAAAAAGCGATTGCGGGCCGTGTAAACAAAAACGACCAAATCAGCCCCGTGCGCATTGTGGCCGCGATTTTATGGCTGTTTGTGTGCTGACTTACAGCGCGAACCGATCCGGGGGCGGGG